CAAGCCAGCAGCCGCTGTTGCCGAACAAAGAAAGCAGAACTTAAATAATAATTTAGGTTTATACTTTCCTCACGACATTGGTCATCATGCCATGATACTTAATTTTAAGAATTATAGATATGGCGGTAGTACTCACATGCAAGAGGTCAGTAATGACAGCATTATTCTGCCTCTACCTAAAAACCTACAAGATAATTTAAATATTAAAGTGGGCGCAGACGAATTAGGTATTATGGGATCACTGGCAGCTGGTGCAACTCAAGGTGGTACAGAATTAGCGAGTGACACCACAGAAATAAACTCTAAATTAAAAAGAATGTTTGGACAAGGAAAAGAAGAAGCGGGAAGTCTATCCGCAATCGATAGCTTAGGTGAAGTATTAAATAAGGGTATTGAATCAGGACTATTTCTAGCAAGAGCAGGTTTAGGTGGTATTGCTCCCGACATCGCAAAAGGTATGGGTGCAGGACAAGGCACTGCAATTAACCCATATGCAACTCTTGTATTTAGCGGTGTTGATCTAAAAGTACACACATTTGAGTGGCTATTATCACCTGACACACCACAAGAAGCCGAGACATTAAGAAAGATTATTCGAACAATTCAACGTCACGTAACTCCAGAGATGGATGGGGTAATAGGTGAGAGTGTGAGTAAGGGTACGCTTGGTCGTGGACTATTAAAGTATCCAGCAATGGTTGACTGTTTCTTTCATGGTATTAATCAGAACTTTTTTTACAGATTAAAGACATGTATGGTATCACAATTTAATGTTGACTATACTCCAAACGGTATTGCATTAAATAAAGGTGGTAAGCCTAGTGCAGTACGAATTAATATGATCATGACAGAAGCCGCTATTCATACTAAGGCAGACTATCAACCAGACGATATGATATCAGTTGAAGCGTTACCAGAGCAACCTCAAGGTGAGACCACTCCAACTGAAAAAGCCGCCGCTGAATCTGATCTTGAAATTCTTGAAAATCGAATCAATGAATTAGGTGATAAACAAGATCCGAAACAAACACCCGGAGCATTTTAATGAGTTATTTTAGTAAATTCCCTCTGACAAAAAGAAAAGATGGCAACTCTGTTGTAGACATTACTCGCAAGGGTAAATTAAAAGTATCGAACAGTGGTACAGCATATCTACCATACACAGTAAAAGAAGGCGAGAAGCCAGAAGATGTTGCCTTTTATTATTACGGTGATCCAGAATTAGCATGGTTAGTACTATCAGTCAATGATATTATTGACCCATATACTCAGTGGCCTAAGACACAATCAACATTTGATGAATATATCAAGAAACAATACGAGACACAATCAGGTGTCACTGGTCAAGCAGTCATCGATTGGACTCGAAATACATCAATTACCACTAATATTAAATGGTATGAGAGTAAGTATAATTCAGATGTACAAATTAATCATAGGACATTCTCTGCATCACCTCAACCAGATCCGTCATTTGAAGCAACCGAGTGGAATCCTATTCGTATTTATGACTATGAATTTAGATTAAACGAGCAAAGGCGCCAGATCGAATTATTTAATGTTGCCTATATGGGTGAGATATCAAATTTATTAGAGCGAAGATTAAATGGCAAGTAATCAACCTGCTACTCAAGCGGGACACTACGAACTTATTTCATTCAAAATAAGACCGATCAGTGCGTCGGCTGATACTGGTGTTGAATTAAAACAAATCATTACGCAGTGGCAGATCAGCGAGAGTATGTTCCGTACCAATATTAATGGCTCTGCAAATGTATTAGACGCAGAAGGTATCATGCGTACCCTACCTATTATTGGTGAAGAGATAGCTACAATTGAGTGGAAAGATTTCTATGGTGATGTTGCGAAGAAACAATTCTTTTGCTATGGTGCCAATGATCTAGGACCACATGATAATAAAGATGATATGCTATCGTATCGAATTAATTTCACATCAATCGAACATTTAACTGCCCATCAAGGTGAGGTTCGACAATCATTTTCAAATCAACTCATATCAGATATGGTACAATCAGTATTCGATACTTACTTTGACACCTCATCAAAGACAATTGAGATCGAACCCACTGTGGGAAATCAGACCTATGCAATTCCGAGCCTAACGCCCGCCGCCACGATGAGTTTCCTCGCCAGAAAAGCCTACGGCGGTGAGAGTTCTACTAATAATTATATGTTCTTCGAGACAAAAGAAAACTTTTATTTCTGTACACCCGAATACCTATACAACAAATACAAAGATAAAGTAGAAAGCGAAAAGAATTTAGAGGATAATAATCTTTTATTCTACACAGCAAAGATCGCTGACGATAATTCACCTAATGGTCAGCTAAGAAATCAACAAACCGTAGCAGGCATAAGCTATGGTGATCCATCTAATACATTAAATGAGATCAATGAAGGTCAGTACAAGACATCAATGCTAGAGATAGACCTATTAAATCGCACAACGTCTAGGACAATTACTAATCTCGAGGATATATTAGACAATATGCCTATAGATGAGTTGAAGATACCTCATAGCAGTGAGTTTTTATCTGATAGGATGCCTGTGATAGACGAAGTATATGCATTAAAAGACTATAATGTACCAGGTCAAGACAGGGGAGTCAATAGACATTATCCTTTTTATCGAGAGGTAATTAATTCAAAGAAATTATTTATGAACTCAATGACCAAATATGCTATTAATTGCTCTATCAAGGGGCGAAATCCGTTGATTCCAGGAATGGTTATTTTTTTAATGGTGTCTGTTGTTGAAGTTGGTGAAACGAAGGGTCCAGATGTACAGAGAGATGGGCTTTATATGGTGACAGACGTAACGAACCTCTTCTTTGAGGACGACTTTACGCAGATCATAAGCTTGACAAAGGGCGGCCTATCTGATACGAATGACCGAAGCCTATTTAAGGAGAAGAGATAATGAGTGGTGGATTTAGAAATCTACTGTGGTTCGTGGGAGTCGTAGAAGACCGTCAAGATGCCACTAATGATGGACGTGTGAAAGTGAGAGCATTTGGCATTCATACAGAAGACAAGCAAGCAATGCCTACTGCTGATTTGCCCTGGGCGATTGTACTCGATGGATCATATGGTGGTGTACAGAAGATACCTGAAGTGGGCGACTGGTGCTTTGGATTCTTTATGGATGGAGACGATGCACAACACCCTATGGTAATGGGAAGAGTACCTGGTGTCAATCTACAATTACCTCCTGAAGCTGGTGCGCCTAGTGATGCGAACTATGTCCCTATAGAGTCTATGCCTAAGTATGGTAAGCCTCCTTTACATAGACATCTAGGTGGTGAAGATGCAGAGATAGGACAGGGACCATTACAAGCCGCTGCCGTTAAGGGTGGTATTAAGAGTGCTATTGAGGGCGAAGATTGGAATGAACCACCTATTATAACACCAGAAAAGAATCTTGACAACACTGTATATACCAGTAAGAATGATAATAACTATGTGGTGTTGAGTGATAGTAGAGAGGGAGATGGTACATATATTCTTATATCACATGCCTCTGGCTCTGCTATACAGATTGATTCACATGGAACGATACTTGTCAAGTCTTTTGGAGACACTTATAATAGTACCGAAGGCTTTACAATGAACCGTACTGAGTTAGACTCTCATACGAATGTAGGGGGTGACTGGGCGTTAAGAGTCGAAAGAGGCTCTGGTAAAGTATGGATTAATGGCGATCTAGACATCGAGTGTGAGAACTTTAATGTTACAGCAAGAGGTTCTGCTAATATTGATGCCGCCGCTGGTACGAATATATCTGGTGGTAAAGTAGGACTCTTTGCGACTTCAGACGATATTAACTTAGCCGCTAATGCAAACATCAAGATGAAAGCTGGTACTCCATTAAACTTTGGTGGCATATATGGACAAGCATTGTTTGGTGATGTACATCTTGACAGTTATAAGATGAATCTGTATAGTAGTGCATATACGAAGATACATAGCACAGGTATACCCGCTGTGTCAACACAAACTTTACCTTTTCCTGATGCTGGTCATTTAGGTATTGACATTAATAGTACGACATCTTTGCGTATGAACTCTCTTGCTACAATGAATATTAATGCTGTTGGTGCGCTTGGTATTAACGCAGGAGCAGCCCTAGGCATTAAATCTGTTGGTACTATGGACTTACACGCTACTGGTCAATTAGGATTAGGCGCTGGTGGACTCGTTAATATGGACGGTAGTCTTGTAAATATCGGTAATGGTACAGCCGCTGGAACAGGTACAGTAGCCGGTGGTACTGTGTCTGCATCATTAGCACCACAGCTAACTCAATCTGGTACGGCTACAATACCTCCTTTAAGTATAACAGAGATTGCTACAGTTGTCAACCCCGGAGATATTCCTCCTAGTCGTGTTCCTACAGGTTATACAACTAAAGGTAATTTAAGAACAAGAAAACCACCACCATCGAATAGTAGTATGCCTGATGATACTGCGGATGGGGAATAAAGTGATAAATAAAATTACAACAATTAGGACAGAACTATGACAGCTTTATGTGAATCAACAACACCTCTAGCCTCTCGCTTTGACGCTTCGTTGCTCACAGCTGGCTCTGATGTGTTCAATGAGATCGATGATTTTACACGCCTCGTAGACTTTAATGCCAATCCTATTGAGAGATTGAATAGGCAGACAGTTGTAGATTTAACAAATGCTACGAATAATTTACTTGACAACATCGATTCTTCCAGTTATAATACACTTAGTGATAGACATTTACAGGCACCGTTAACGTTTGTTGAGATTGCTGACTTTATTGTGTCAAACAATCAAGACATTGATGGTATCTTCTCAGCAGTAAGCGCATATTCGCCTGCCGTAATGAGTGGAGGTCTCTCTACTCCTATTGATTCCTATCTAGCCGATCTAGACTATTACTTAAACGTGAATCTAGGCAAGTCTATATCAAGTGGACTATGTGGTGCGTTTGCGAATATCTTTGCCACACTCGGTGGTATCTTTACACTCATTAGTACAGCCCAAGAATTAATAGCTGATATCAAGAACTTAGCAGAGAAAGATCCTATTAAGCTTGCGAAGTCGTTGACTCTCACTGCTGTATTAAAGAAGATTAAAGATACGATACTAGAGATTGTAGACAAAGTAATCGCACAGTTAATGAAGCAGGTACAGGGGGTGGTAGATAGTGTCGTAGGCATGGCAGACGATCTTAAGTGTGCCGCTAAGTCTGCATTCGCTCATATACAAGGTGCCGCAGATCAGATCAAAGAATTCTTCGATGAAGTCAATAAAGATGGCTTGAAGAAGTCTATCGAGAAGTTCATGTCTAAGCTAGTAGCACAATTCGAAAGATTAACAGCCGAGAACGTAGCACTTATGATGTTTCGTTTCTGCCAGTTAAGTGAAGTCATCCAAGAACTACTCACTGCACCAGTTGATGGTATTAAGAAACTTGCTACAGCATTGACAATCGAGCAAGCTGCCCTTAAGAGTGCGGGTCTTGTAGAGACAAAGAAAGCAGTAGAAGCAGGTGCATTGAGAATATCTGCTGATGAACGAGCAAAGACTATAACAGAAACTAACGAGAAAGTCAACAAAGAAGCACCAAGTCTTGCTGAGGTATCAGAGGGAGCATCAGGTAATTACGAATGTCCTACCTGTCCATCTGGGGATGAGATGAAACAAATAGCTGCCTTAGACGAGAATGGTATACCAGGCAAGTTCACATTCGAATCACAAGTTGTAAATCAGAACGACTTCGAAGGTAAGTATCTCAAGGGCGCTGGTTATAAGAAAGTACAGAAAGAAGTATGGTTTAAACTACTACGTACATTAGACCAAACGGGAACAGAAGTCAAGATAAATTCTGCATATAGATCACCTAATTACAATAAAGGTAGAGGCGTATCTAAGTCTAAGCACATGACAGGACAAGCAATCGATGTACGAGTCACGGGTGACTATACGAAGAGAGCAGAGTTTGTTGTTGCTGCCTCACGTGCTGGCTTTACTGGTATCGGTGTCTATAGTTCGTTTATACATCTTGACATCGCTGGACGTAGAGCATGGGTAGCTGGAGAGCCTACTACACCATCTGATTATCCAGTACCAAAAACACAGACAGCTAGATGGGTAGAGCTTGTTTCGAGACATGATCGAGACAAACTTCGCTCAGTATAACATAAATAAAAGTAAAAGGCAAATTAAATGGCTACTATAACACCTCTTACCAGACGCCGTGAACTTCACAGTGATTTTCATAAGGACTTGGCTCTATTGCCAGGTCGTAATGATATTGCACGTAGAGTAAACGAGAACTCTGTCAAAGAGGCAATTAAGAATATACTACTCACGAATAAGGGAGAACGTCTCTTTCAGCCTCTTGTGGGTAGCGATATTAATAGTATGTTGTTCGAGAATGCCTCACCAGTAACAGGAATACTCATTAAAGACAGAATCGAATCTGCATTGAATTCATATGAACCACGCTGTAGCATCGTAGACGTAGAAGTCATTGGAGACGTTGATTCAAATAGCGTAAGAATAAACGTTGTATTCTATGTCATAAATAATGAGACACCTCAAACACTTTCAATCGATATCGATAGGGTAAGATAATGGCAAACATTTCACCAGTACAAAATTTAGACTTCTTTGAAACGAAGTCGGCACTTAAGACATATCTAAGCAATCAAGATAGGTTTGCTGACTACGACTTCGAAGGCTCTAACATGAATGTATTGCTTGACTTACTCGCATACAATACGTTCTATAACAACTACTATTATAACATGATGATTAGTGAGATGTTCCTTGACTCTGCTCAAGAGCGTAACAGTATGATATCACACGCAAAAGAATTAAACTATTTACCACGTTCACGTAGATCAGCTAAAGCTATTGTAACATTTAATATCACTGCAAGTCAAGCAGGAAATTTCTTTATTATTCCGAAAGATACAAAGATTAATGGTAAGTGTGGTAATAAGACGTTCACATTCCTTACTGAGAAAGCATATACAGCAGTCACATCACAAGTTGCTACTCTTGCTAGCC